TTCGATACTGAATGGACTTGTAATCCTGCTTGGATTCTATATGACTTATGTACGGATGAAAGATACGGATTAGGTAAATGGCTTTCTGCTAGTCAAATGGATAAGTGGTCTCTTTATGAAATCGCTAAGTATTGTGACTCAGTAGACAACTCAGGAAACTTTGTAGGAATAGATGATGGATGGGGCAATAAAGAAGCTCGCTTCGCCGCAAACATATATCTACAGGGTCGAGAAGAGGCTTTTAAGGTACTAAATGATATATCGTCCATTTTTAGAGGTATGATATATTGGCAGCAAGGACAAATTTCTGCTGTACAAGACGCTCCTAAAGATCCAGTAATGAACTTTTCTGATGCTAATGTAATAGGAGGTAAATTTACCTATGAGGGTACTTCTAGAAAACAGAGACATAATGTTGCTAATGTAACATGGAATAACCCCGAGGATTTTTACAGGCAGAATGTTGAATATGTTGAAGATGCTCCAGGCATAGTTAATGCTAATAACCAAATATTTTCTACTGACATTACGGCTATTGGATGTACCACCCAAGGACAGGCTCGTAGAGTGGGCAAATGGATTTTGTATACTGAAAGGTATGAAACAGAAACAGTTACGTTTTCAACTGGGTTAGAAGGCGCAGCAATTAGACCTGGTGATATAATTAAAGTAGCAGACTCTTCTAAAGCAGGAGTCAGGTATGGAGGTAGAATTGCGTCAGGAAGTACAACTACTACTATTAAATTAGACTCTGCGACTTCTGTTACTGCAGGTAATACTTATACAATGTCATTAATTAACACAGAGGAAGCGTGCATCAGGGCTGGAGTAAAGCAGGGGGAGACTACTAAAGAGACTTGTTTAAATGCGAATATAGATAATGAGTGGAAACCTTATGTATGGGTAGAGACAAAGAACGTTGATACGATAAGTACTACTGAAAGCGTAGAAGAACTAACGATGGCTTCGGCTTTTACTAATACTCCCACTACTAACTATATGTGGATACTGGAAGAAACAGGCTCTGTAGAGGCACAAGACTTTAGAGTATTGATGACTAGAGAATCGGACCCTAACATTATTGAGGTTTCAGCATTGAAGTACCATGAAGCCAAGTATGGATTGATAGAAGAAAATATAGCGTTCTCTTCTAAATCTACTAGTAGTTTACCTAACCCTAGTGATCCGATACCTTCTCCATCTAACTTAACTATTAGCGAGGAATTGTACGTTGATTCAATGGGTGTTGTTAAAAATAGAGCAGAATTTTCGTGGGATGCACCTAAAACTGCGGGCACTGCAACCACTTATCCATATATTGCATCATATTATGTTGAATGGAGAAGAAAAGCTCCTGCAATTACAAACTGGACTTCAATGGGGGAAACCTCCGCGCAAAGTATTATTATTGATGATGCTCCAGCAGGTACGCTAGAGTTTCGAGTTAAAACAAGGAGAATTTTCTAATGATATATTCACCCTATGCCAGT